AAGCTGCGCGATGCCGCCAAGATCGGATCGGCGGAATTCAAGCGCCTGGAAAGCGAGATCGACTCTCTCGATAAAAAGCTGATCGCCGCCGGCCTGAAGAAGGCCCCGGGTAGTGCTGGAGCCAAGGACAAGCCCGACTTTCTTAGCTTCGACCTGGCCAAGGTTCGTCGCGACCTCGACGGCCTGACGGCCGCATTCAGCGTGTCCGAGTCGATCCTTGAGGCCCAGCGCAATGCCGGGCTGGTTGCTGACCGCGAATACTTCGAAGCGAAGATTGCATTCGTCAACCTCAACCGTGACGCCCAGGTCAAGGCGCTGCAGGCTGAGAACGCCCGACTGGCTGCTGAGAAGGGCAACAACAGCGAGCGCCTGGACAACCAGAAGCAGATCGCTGACAACGAAGCCCGCATCGCAATCCTGCGCGCGCAGTCGGCGGGCCAGATCACCACACTGGCGATCCAGCAGGTGCAAGCCAACAATGCGGCGGCCAAGTCTTTCCGCGATGCAGAGGCCGCGGCACAGGACTACCTGGACACGCTCGCGCGTGGACAAGATCGAGAGCTTGCCGGGCGCGGCATTGGCACCCAGGAGCGAGACCGCCTGCAAGGCCGTCAGGGCATTGAAGATCGGTTCAGCGGGCAACGCCAGCAACTTGAAAGTCAGCGCCGCGAAGCGCAGTTTGCAGGCACGTTCGGCCCGGATGAGCAGAAAAAATACGACGAAGAGCTCGACCGTATCAACCGGTTCCAGGCCTCTGCGCTGTCAAGGTTCGAAAGTTCTTACAAAAAACGAATCAGGCTCGACAAAGATTTCAACGTGGGCGTGGCTGAGGCAGCGGCGAACTACGTAACCGAGTCAGCGAATGTCGCCAAGCAGATCGAGCGGGCATTCACCAGCGCGTTCAAAGGCGCGGAGGACGCACTGGTCGGCTTCATAACCACCGGAAAACTGGACTTCAAGTCTCTGGCCAATTCGATCATTGCCGACATCACGCGGATCATCGTGAAGCAGCAGATCATGGGTCCGCTTATCAAATCGTTGGGCTTGGATGGTTCGGGCGGGAGCGGCGGTGCAGGGTCAAGCATCGGCGGCGCGATCACCAGATTCTTTGGGTCTTTGTTCGGCGGTCCTCGCGCCATTGGTGGCCCTGTCTCCGCCGGACGGCTGTACGAGGTCAACGAAAAGCGCCCCGAGATGCTGACCATGGGCGGGCGAGACTTCCTGATGATGGGCTCTCAGGGTGGCAACGTCACTCCCAATGGTGGCGGCGGCGGTGGCTCGGTGACCAACATCAATGTGAGCGTGGCTATGCCCCAAGGCGGCAGCCGTGCAACCGCACTTCAATTCGGCACTGACGCAGCCCGTCAGATCAGCCGCGCAAACTCAAGGAACGGCTGATGGCTTTCTTCGAACAGCAGTTCCCGCCCCGTATCAGCGCCGACATGTCAGGAGGCCCGCGCTTTCTCACGAGCAAAGCCTACACGGCTGGTGGGCAGCGCATCACCAACCGCATCGACCCGTATCCCGTGCACGACTTTGTGCTGGCCCAGCCGCCGCGCTCAGGCGCTCAGTTCGAAGAGTTGCGCGCCTTCTTCTGGGTGGTGGGTGGTGATGCCGACGGCTTTCGTTTAAAGGACTGGTCGGACTACCTGGCGACGCAGGCCAACACCAGCACCACACTGGTCGCCGCCGATGTGTACCAGCTCAACCGCATCTACACCTTCGGTTCGCGCACCTTCACCCGCCCGATCTACAAGCCGGTGAGCGGCGTGAAGGTGTTCCGCACGCGAGCTGGCTCAACCTCAGACGTCACCGCCACCACCAGCGTTGACACCACCACGGGCCAGATCACGGTGAGCAGCCACATGTCGGGCGACGTGTACACCTGGTCCGGCCAGTTCGACATTCCTGCAGCGTTCAAGGATCCGGCCGCCGTGTTCCGCGTCTTGGGTGGGTCGACCATGATCACCGAGTGGTCGTCGATCGGCATTGAAGAGATCCGGGAAATCGCCTGATGATCCCCGCTGCACTGCAAGCGCACTACGACAGCGGCAACACGTCGATGGCCGTGGGCATGTTCATCGAGCGCAAGGATGGCCAGCGCTACGGGTTCACCAGCAGCTCGCAGGCGGTCACCCTCGATGTCGGGCCCTGGGTGGGTGGTGTGAGCACACCGTTCACCCTCAGCGCCTCGCAGGGCCTGAACCTGCGCGACTTCGTTCGCACGCTGGGCATGGCCCCGGACAACTCCGAAATCGAGACGCTGGACGACGACACCCTGTTCACACGGGAAGACGTGCTGGCCGCTCGCTGGTGGAATGCTCAGTACCGCATCTTCCGCTACCGCTGGGATGTCTCACCGCCCGTGATCGGCGTCGACGTCGAGGTTGTGCAGCGCGGCAGGCTGGGCGGGATCAAGGTCGGTGAGACCACGCTCAGTGTGGAGCTGCGCGGCCTCAAGCAGCGCCTGCAGCAGACCATCGCCGTGGTGTCCACCAAAACCTGCACAGCAAGGCATGGGTCGGTGGGCGACCGCAAGTGCAACAGAGACGTGAGCGCCGAGACCTTCACGCACACCGTGACGGCGGTGGTTGATCGGTTCACGTTTGCAGCCAGCGCTGCGGGAGACCCGGAGGATTACTTCGGCAACGGCGAGCTGATCTGGCTCACCGGAGAGAGCGCAGGGGTCGAGGCCATCGTCAAGACCTTCGTGGGTGGCCTGTTCACCTTGCACCTGCCGGCAGTGTTCGACATCCAGGTGGGCGACACCTTCCAGGTGATTCGCGGCTGCCGCAAAACCCGCGAAGTCTGTGCAGCGCGAGGCAACGTCATCAACTTTCAAGGCCAGCCGGATCGTCCCTCGGTCGACCAGCTCACGCGCGGATCATGAGCAACCACATCGTCCAGATCGCCCGTTCCTACATAGGAACCCCGTACCGCCACCAAGGCCGCCTTCCAGGCGTTGCGCTCGATTGCATTGGCGTTCCGATTTGCGTGGCCTGGGAGATCGGCTTCAAGCCGCGAGGCTTCAACGTGACGGGCTACCGCCGGATCCCCGATGGTGTGAGCTTGCTGCACCACCTGACCCAGCACATGGTCGAGATCGACCAGGCAGATCTGCAGCCGGCCGACCTGGTGGTGGTGAGTGAGGACGTGTTCCCGCACCACGTCGGCATCGTTGGTGACTACCCTGGCGGCCTGAGCTTCATTCACGCAGCCGGCCGTGTGGGCAAGGTGGTCGAGCAGCGCCTGTGCTTCACAGACGACCTGCGTTTTGCGGCCGCGTTCAGGTTTGGGGGCCACTGATGGCTGAATTTGTCATCGCCGCTGCGGGCTCAGCGCTGGGTGGGGCCCTGATTCCCGCAGGCTTCCTGGGAATCTCCGGTGCTTCGCTGGGCTACTTCGCGGGTAGCCTCCTGGCTTCGGCCATCTTCAAGCCACCCGGGCAGCAAGGTCCGCGCCTGGGCGACCTGCGTGTCTCGGGCACCGAATACGGCCAGGTGTTCCCGCTGGTGTACGGGTCACCCCGGATCGCTGGCCAGGTGCTCTGGGCCAGTGATCTGCGAGAGCTCGAAAACGCCCAGAGCGTGGGCAAGGGCGGCGGACAGGAATACACCACCTTCACCTACGAGGTCGACCTGATCATTGGCCTCGCGGAAAACATCACCGCAGGCGTGGGGCGGATCTGGTCCAACGGCGAGCTGGTGCGCGGCACCACAACCAAAGACGGGGTGTGGACGGGCATCACCACCTACACCGGCGATGCGCTGCAGCTGCCCGACCCGACCTACGAGTCCGTGGCCGGCATCGGCCAGGCCACTGCACACCGGGGTATGACAACCATCGCCATCCGTGGGTTGCAGCTCGGCAACTCCGGCCAGATCCCGAACCTCACGTTCCAGATCGGCAGTTTCAACCGGACCGACGGCGTCGGCATCTACGCGCCGCTGAACAACGTCACCGAGTACCAGGACCTGGTGCCTGTACCGCAGCAGCTCGTGAACACCTCCATGGTCGTCAACCCTGCAGCGGACTTTGGAGAGGACGGTGTGCGGCTTGCAGCTGGCGCATCAAACATCGGCTACTACCAGGGCAAGTTCAGCACGGGCGCGGGCGTGTTGGACGGTCTTGATACCTGGATCTCGTTCGAGTACGCGTTCGATGGCACGACCGGTTCAGGCCCTGCGGTTCGTTCGAATTTTTTCCAGCTCAGTCGATTGGCGTCTTTCAGTATTGAATTGAATGCCACTGCAAACGTCGACAGCGGCATGTGGACACTCACCTTCTTCACTCAGGCTTCAGTGGTCAGCAATGTGGTCACGCCGTTGCCGCTGTCGGGTCGGATCGATCTGCGTTTCCCGGTGGACAGACCCGCTGATATCGAGCTGTATGTCGACCTCGAGTTGCGAGGTGCGCTCGTTCTCTCCTCAGCGTCTGCACAGACCTACGATCAGGTTTATCTCATACCCAACGTGGTTCAAACGGGCAACCTGAAAGCAGGCCCGGTCACGATCAGCGAGTTCTATTTCGCCGTAGGCGAACAGCCTGGTGTGGTGGATGAGACGCCGGAGCTGCTGTACCTCGTGATCGAGAAGCTGATGCTTCGCGCCGGCTACGACTACGACGAGTTCGACATCTCTGACCTGGTCAACATCGAGCAGCGGGTGCGCGGCATGGCGGTGGCGCAGGCCTCCACCACGCGCGGCATCCTGGAAGTGCTGCAGGCCGCCTTCTTCTTCGATGTCTTCGAAGAGGGTGAGCGCATCGTGATGCGCCGTCGCCAGACCGAGGTTGCTGCCGCGCTCACCTACGAAGAGCTGGCCGCCGACGAAGGAGGTGATGGAGGGGATGCCTTTGTGCTCGACACGGGCAATGAGATCGAGATCCCCGCGCAGGTGGCCGTTCGCTACAACAACACGCTCAACGACTACAACATCGGTGTCGAGTACAGCGACCGGGGCATCAGCACGCAGGAGTCTGTGCAGATCGTTGACCTGCCCATGGGTCTCACGCCGCAGGAAGCCAAGCAGATCGCCGATGTGATCTGCTTTGACCGCATCGCTTCGCTGGCCACAGCTTCGCTCAAGGTGCCGCTCAAGCGCGCAAAGCTTCGGCCGGGCGACATCATCACCTGCCCCGACAAAAACGGGCGGGTATACCGGCTCAAGATCATGAGCAAGCGAGACCGCTTCCTGGTGCAGGACCTTGAATGCGTGATCGACGTGGAAGGCGTGCTCAACCAGACCGCGCCCACCGACAACAACTACCTCAGCGTCACCGAGCCACGCCGCGTGGCCAACGCGCTGTGGCAGACGATCGATGCCCCTTCTTTGCGTGACGAAGACGTGGGCGCTCCGGTGTTTTACGTGGCTGTCGGCAACGATCGAAACGCAGGCGATCAGTGGCCAGGCGCCGTGTTTGTGCGCGCCACCGTCCCGAACAACTTCGAGCAGGAGTTCACCACCGGGCAGGTGGCCGTGATCGGTGTCGCCGGCGCCGCGCTGGGCACTTTCACCGGTGGCAGTGGCCGCTTTGACTACAGCAACCGCCTGACGGTCTTTGTCCGCGGCGAATTGCCATCTACCACCCGCGCCGAGCTGCTGGCCAACAGGACGATCAACGCGATGCTGGTCGGCCGTGAGGTGATCCGGTTCGTCGAGTCCGAGCTGATCGGCGTGGTGGATGGGGTGAGTGAGTACCGCACCGGCATGCTGCTGCGCGGCCAGCTCGGCACCGAACACGAGATCGGCGGGCACAGCGCATCGGAGCCCGTGGCACTCCTGAATTCTGCAGTGCGCGTTGTGTCCGACCAGTTGGCCCTGCTGGGCCAGACCGTCCAGGTAAAGGCGGTGACGCTCAATGCGCGCCTGTCTGACACGCTGGCTCAGGACTTTGTGAACACCGGTGTGTCCATGCGCCCCCTGAGCCCAGCCAACTTGCGCGGCCAGTCGGGGCCCGCAGGCGTGCAGTTCACCTGGCAGCGGCGCACGCGTCGCCAGCCCAGGTATGGCGGCTCGCTGCCGTCGTCGGCGCCGCTGGGTGAGGTCACCGAGGCGTATCGCGTGGAGATCTTCAGCGGCGCAACGCTCAAGCGCACCGTCACGGCGTCCACCCAGTCGCACCTCTACACGCCTGCCGAGATCGCGGCCGATGGCTTTGGCTCGGGTGCGGCCTACACCGCGCGCGTGGCGCAGCTCTCTGACGCCATCGGGCCCGGCATTTACTCCACCTTTGAAGGACTCACACCGTGAACTTCCCCGAATTCGAAGCCAACCAGTCCGATGCGCAGATCCCCGTCAATGAGGGCTTCGACATCTTGAAGGCGCTGGCCGTCTATGGCCGCGATCCTGTTTCATCCACCGGCCTGGTGTGGGGGTGGCTGGGCACTGCGGCGGTCTCTCCAGACGTCACCTATGCGTGGTCCGGCCTCACCGTGACCGAGGGCACGGCAACGCTGGCCGCCAGCTCCGTCACCTACATGACCGTGGCGCGCGCCACCGGTGTGCCCAACTTCAGCACCAGCATCACGAACTGGAACAACCTCACCGACTACGCGCGGGTGTTTCAGCTCACCACCAACGCCACGGACGTCACAGGGGTTGTCGACGCACGCGTTGGCAACGGCGGCATCTTCGGATCGTCGGGCCCGATCGGGCAGGCGACGCCGGCCGCTCTGGTCACCGACGCCACCACGGCGCGGGCGATGGATCCCACCGATGCCAGCACCTACGTGCGCTTCACGGCCACAGGCGCGAAGACGGCCACCTTCGATGTGGCCGACAGCTTCATCAACCCGCAAGAGTTCCACATCGCCAACCGCGCCACATCGGGCGACCTGACGCTGGTGGGCACCGGTATCACGCTCAACCCGCCCAAGAGCGGCTCGCTCGTGCTCGAGCCAGGCGATACCGCCACGATCAAGTTCATCTCCTCTTCGGTGGCCGACGTTCTGGGGGCGACGAAACCGCTATGAGCATGATCATCGGCGCCACTGCAGGTGGCAAAAAGACCAGCTCGATCCCGCCGCCGGCGGTCATTCGAAGCCATGCCGCCGGCACGCTGAGCAGCACCAATCAGAACAACCTCACGCTGACCATGCCGCCCAGCTGGGTGACGGGTGACATGCTGATCGCTTTCGTCGCAAAGAACCTGACCCTGGTGATTGACACCGCCGTCTCCGGGGTGAATTGGGTGACGGAATACAACTCTGGGACGACGAACGTTGGTCTTCTGATTGTTCAGAAGATCGCCGAGGGCAACAGCGGCGATGGCCTTGATGCGTTGCGAGTCACAAGCTCTACTTCAGGCAGGTGGGCGGGGCGCGTTTACGCCGTACAGAATGCTTTGGTAGTACGCAAGCAAATCGGGATCGCCGCGCCGGGGGTGATTGATCCTCCTGCATTGACGCTTCCTGCAACCGCTCAGGGTTACACCTTCTTTTCCGGAGCATCTCAGGCAGGCGGCATTCAGACCGGGCCATCAACGGGGTATGGGAATTTATTTGGGAACGAGGGTGGCGGCTCTGGTAGCGGCGGCATCTTGGCTGTTCAGGACAAGTTTGAGCTGAAAGGAACTTCGGAAGACCCCAGCGCGTTGGCCCCGTCAAACAACACCAACAACGCACGATTCACGATTGCCTTGGCCGGCAGCTGATCGGGGAGATCCACCATGCAACTCGCACTCAAGACCAAGGCCGACGATGGCCTGTTCCAGCGACTGTTTCACTGGCTCACCAAGTGGCGGCTGCTGACCGAGTACCCGCACGCCGGCATCGTCCACGGCGGGATGCTGATGCACAGCAATCTGGCCAATGGCCTGCACGCGCAAACCTTCGACCCGCTCGGCTGGGTGCTGATTGACATCCCCACACCGCACGACGTTGGGCACCTGTTCTCCCAGCACCGTGGCACGGCATATGACTGGTTTTCGCTGCTCGCTTTCGTGCTGCCGTGGAGGGTCAGGGATGGCGACCGCATGTATTGCTACGAGTGGTGCTGGCTGGCCATGACAGGTGAGATGCCCGCCTGCCGGGTGACGCCGGAGATGCTGCTCACGCTCGCGCACCAGATGAACAAAGGAGTTGGCAAATGAGCCGTGACGCAGTGGAGGCAACCGTGATAGCAGCAACAAACAAAGTAACCGCAGCCGGCAGCATCACGACGCTGTTTGGTTGGCTCACCACAAACGAAGCGCTCGGCCTGATGGGCCTGGCAGTCGGCGTGATCGGCTTGGTGATCAATGTGCACTACCGGTGGAAGCAGGACGTGCGCGAGCAGAAGCAGGACGAACGCGCCGAGCGTGAGCACCAGCGGCGCATGGAGCAGATGAAAAGCCAACCAGGAGACCTTCCATGATCCCGCTCACCGCCGACCAGGTGCAGCGCGCCACCGGATCCACGCTGGCGAACGCCGAGCTCTACCTGCCCTTCCTGCAGGGAGCCTGCAAGGCCTACGACATCACATCGCCCAAGCGGCTGGCGGGCTTCCTGTCCCAGATCGGTCACGAGTCCCAAGGCATGGCAACGCTTGAGGAAAGCCTGAACTATTCGCCCGAGCGGCTGATGGCCGTCTTTGGGCCGGGCCGGATCGGTGAGGCCGACGCGCACCAGTACGGCCGGCGCAAGGGCCAGCCGGCCAACCAGGAAATGATCGCCAACATCGTTTATGGCGGCGTGTGGGGCCGCAAGCGCCTGGGCAACGAGCACGCGGGCGACGGCTGGCGCTTCCGGGGCCGTGGCCTGAAGCAACTCACCGGCCGGTTCAACTACATGCAGTGCGGCGACGCCATCGGCGAGATGCTGACGGTCTACCCCGAGCGCCTGCTGGTGCCGGTTAACGCCGCGCTCTCGGCTGGGTGGTTCTGGTCGTCTCGTGGGTGCAACGATCTGGCCGACGCCGGCGACGTGGTGGCCATGACCCGGCGCATCAACGGCGGCGAGAACGGCATCGAGGAGCGCACCGCGCTCTGGAACGTAGGCCTGCAGGTCTTCGCTTGAAAGGAAATCCCATGGACTGGCTCAAAACCGTCGCACCCACCGTTGCCACCGCGCTCGGCGGCCCGCTTGCTGGCCTCGCCGTGGAGGCGATCGGATCGGCCTTCGGCTGGACCGATGCCACGAAGGAGAAGGTCGAGTCGGTGCTTGCCTCTGGCCAGCTCACCGGCGAGCAGCTGCTGCAGCTCAAGCAGGCGGAGATCGCCCTGAAGCAGCGCCAGGAGGAACTGGGCTTCCAGTTCGAAGAGCTCACGTTCAAGGACAGGGACAGCGCGCGCCAGCGCGAAGCCGCGGTGAAGGACAACACCAACAAGGTGCTGGCCTACATCGTGATCGGCTCGTTCATCGCCATGGTGGCCTCGATCCTGATGGGCTGGAGCAAGGCCGAGAGCGTCATGGCCGGCACCCTGGTGGGCTACCTCTCAGCGAAGGCCGAGCAGGTGCTGTCGTACTACTTCGGATCCACCAAGGGCAGCTCAGACAAGACCGCAATCATCGCGCGCCAGCAGCCGCCCAAAACCTGACCACCGGTTGTCTCATCGATCAGGTTCGCCTGACGTTCGCCCCCTGGCCTTCGGGCTGGGGGGCTTTTTACGTGGTATCAAACCTGCTGGAGCCCGCGCAGAATCTAGGGAAGATTTCGGCCAAGAGTTACCATGAACTCGCCTGGAGGCCGCGCCGATGCTAGAGCGAGCATCTGGATTGTGATTCCTGGTTAAATGCGCGCCGAGATGTCTTCTGCCGATTCGCGGTAGTAGGTGCGCAAGAGCAGATTCAGATCCTTGTGCCGTGATATGCGCGCTAAGGTCATCACGTCCATGCGCCTGGCCAGAAGCGTGAGCGCAGTCGCTCTGCTGTCGTGGAAGGTCAGATCCTCGATCAGTAGCTGCTCGGTGAGTGTGCAGAACAGAGAGCTCGCCTCGTTCGGGCCAACGGTGAACTCCACCGGGAACAACTTGTGGGCTCGGCGCGGCACCGGGACTTCCACCAACTTGTGTCCATCGCCCTTGGTGCGCTTTTTCCCACCCAGTAGCATCACGCGCCGTACTGGGTCGTAGCGCCCCTCCAGAACCTCTTTGAGCCGCAACGCCGTGTGCAGCGCGATCCTGAACGCCCGGATCACCTCCGCCGTCTTGCCGTCCCTGTCGGCTCTGAGTACGCGCTTGATCTGCTGCCACCGCCAGACCTGCGTGCGCGGGTCGTTGTCCTCCGGCATGCGCAGGCCGGTGAACGGGCTGGTCTGGATCCATTTCCACTCGTCCCGAGCCAGCGAGAACATGTGCCGCATCAGGTTGATTTCTCGCAGCACTGTTCCACTGGACACTGGGCGGTGCGTGGCGTCCCCGGTCATGCGCCAATCGCGCCATTCCCCGACGTGGGCGGTCGTGATGCTCGCCAGCTTTGTCTCTGGCGGGAAATACCCCATGAAGGCGTCGAACCGGCGCTTCTCCCAATCTGGGTCCGCCTTGTCCTTGCTGACGGTTGTCAGGTACTTCTCGACAGCGCTCCCGAAGGTTTCGCCGCCTGAGCCTTTGAGCGCGTCCAGCTCGGCTTCCTTCTTCAAGGCCCATGCCTGGGCTTCGCGCTTTGTGTCGGCTACGTGGGATGCCCTGTGGCCGTGCCGCTGCACTTCGGCCCTCCAGCCTTCTCTGAACTTGCGGATGTAGGCCATGTGCGGGATCGTGTGCGGGAGGTTGTGCGGGGAGCAATTCACTTTGAACTGCGTTGCACTGTACCGCTACAGAGACAAAGCCGACGCTATTTCCGCGTAAACGTCGGCGGTGGTGCCCGGGGCCGGAATCGAAACCCAGCATTTACGCGGCTTTCAGGGCCATGTGCGGGATTCGTGCGACTTTGCGACTCACGAAGGCCCGC